ACTGTCAGACTGCCCAGCGTGAGCCAGGCCTGACGGACACAGGGCGGCGCCTGGGTCATACCCGGGCCGCCTGCACGGCCCACGCGGCGCGCCGCATGAAGGATTCGATATCGAGCTCGGTCGAGAAATGGGCGTCGTTGATAACCACCGCCGGCCCGGCCGCGACGGGCCCGGCGGCCGCCGCGGTGGGCAGGGCGGCGCTGACAGCCGGTGTCACGGCGCCGGCCAACTGATCGATGCCCTGCAGATAGCCGGCGATCGTGTTACGGCCCATCTCGGCGAAAACCGAGCTCGGCGAATGGATGCCGAGCAGGCCCTTCGCCGCGTTGATGGGCGCCTCGACGACCGACTTGATCTTGTCGGTGACAGCGCCGGCCAGCGAACCGATGCCGTTGATCAGGCCTTGCACGATCTGCACGCCCAGGCTGAACATCTGGCCCGGCAGGGCCGCCAGTATGCCCAGGATCCGGCCCGGCAGGCCGGCGAAGAAGGAAACGACAGCGTTGACGGCGTTGACGAACGGCGTCACGATCCAGCCGTAAACCGATCCCCAGGCGCCGGCGATCCACCGCCACACGGCCTGCAGGCCGGCCAGAATCTGATTCCAATACATGTAGATCAGGGCCGCGGCGAGCGCGATCGGCCCGAGCAGGATGCCGAGCAACAGCGGCCAATACTGCTGAATCCAGCGCCAAACCATTTGCACCACGGCGAGAATGTCGCGCCACGCTGCGATGAAAAAATCTCGCACCGCGGTGACATGGGTCGCCAAGAGCACCAGGGCGGCGATAAGCCCGGCGATGGCCAGCACGATAAGCACGATCGGGTTGGCGTCGAGGGCGATGTTGAGCAGCCAGGTAGCGGCCGCCGTCACTTTCGACGCGGCCGACAGAGCGAGCAGCTCGATACGGGTGCCGAGCGCGGCGGCCCGGGCCGCCTCGATAGCGGCCGAACTGATCTCGAGCGCGGCGCCCAGCCCGGTCAGCGCGGCGCCGGCCGCCGTGACAGCCGGCCCGTATTTCTGGCCGAACTCGGCGGCGACGTCCTCGAGGTGCGCCTTGATGGCCGCCAGGTGGCCGCTGAACGTGTTGGCCGCCGCGGAGGCCTGGCCGGTCAGCTTGGCCGAGAGTTGGTCGAGGGCGGCGGTCGTGTTTTTGGTGCCGTCCGCGTTGGTCTGCAGCTGGATACCGAACAGCTTGAAAATGCGGGCGTTGCCCCCGTAGGCGCGGGCCAGATCGGTAGCGGCCTGGCTCAGCGACTCGTGGCGGGCCGCGGCCAGGTTGGCGGCGGTGTTCAACAGGTCGAGCGCCTTGGCCGGGTCGTTCGTCGCCGTGGTCAGGATGCGCAGCGCGTCCTGGGTCGTGTTCGCCGCGGTACCGAACCGCTCCTGCGTTTTGATGGCCTCCTCGACCTGCGCCGCGTAATCCTCGTAGCTCTTGCCAGTAGCCTCGACGGCGGCCTGCAATTGCTGGTGGGCGGCCTGGTCTCTGGATCCCAGCACTTGCAGGCCCACGCCCACGCCCACCAGGGCGGCGCCCACGCCCATCATGGCCGGGCCTATGTCGCGGGCGTGGCGGGCCACCTGATCGAGGCCTTCGTCTATGGCGCCCAGGGCCTCGCCGAACGGGCCCAGCACGCCGGTTCGGTTCAACGTGTTGAGCACACCCGAAAAGGCGTCGTGCATTTTCGAGGCGGCCGAGCTCGACTGGCTGCCCGCGTCGGTGAAACTTTTGGCCAGGCCCTGCAGATCGCCCAACACCCGGACCAGGATCGAAGGACTGGCCATGGCCGGTTATCTCCTCGAGCTGGCGGCCTTGTTGGCGGCCTCGGCCTCGCGCACCATGCGGCGGATCATGGCATCCCAGATCACATCGGGCAGCGCCTCGGCGTCGGCAGGGCTCATGCGATAGAAGGCGCAGAAGGCGGCGATGATGTCGGCGATTTGCCGTTGAAAGGGTCGATTTCGGCGACCACCACCTCGACGTCGTAAGCGTGCAGCCAGACTGATGTCGGGTCGCGGTCGGGATGGTCGCGCATCAGGGCCCGAAAGGCGATCAGGCGCGGCGGTTGGGTCTCGACGAGCTCGGCGAACTTCATGGCCGGCTCGAGCTTGGCCAGCAGATCGATAACCCGCTGGCTTGGCATGCGGGCGATAAACGCCTGCGTTACCGACACCTCGAGGGGCAGCGCCTCGTCAGTCATGAACCGCCTCCGCGGTAGTGCCCGGATTGGTCCAGCTGAAACGCTGGAAACCTCGCTCGACGGCGTCAGAGTAGAGACGGGCCGCCGAGCCGGCCAGGCTGCGCGCCGCAGGAAACAGGTAGCGGCCGTCGGCCATGTAGGGCCGGTCGCCCGGGTAGCCGCCGAAATCGGTCGGCCCGGCGTAAGGGATGCGGGCCCGCCCGACGCGTACCGCGGCGCCCGAGCGACTCGAGGTGACGCGCACGTCGCCGGCCAGGGTGCCGGTCAGATGGGGCAGGCTCGAGCGGGTCTCATCGGCGACCGGATCGGCCGCCGTGCGCCCGGCCTGCTGCAGATAGATGAGCAGCTCGCCGGCTCGAGGATCGGTCGCCCGGGCCAGGTCGCGCATCAGGGCGCGCATGCCGACCACGGCCACCTGCGGCGCTTGGGCCATCAGGCCTTGCCGGCGGCCCAGGCCGAACCGGACCAGTGGGCGGCCAGCAGATCGCCAGTGATGACGTACTGGCCCGTCGTCCACGCGCCGGCCGGCGACGCCGTGAGGCCGGTCAGGGCGGCCAGGTTGGCCGGCACCGTGGCGCCCGACGGGGTGAAAAAGCCCGGCATGCCGGCCGTGGCGCCCGTGGCGGCGACGGCCCCATGGTCGACCGAGGGCGGCCCGGTCAGATTCCAGTCGATCTGCACCTCTGAGGCCGCGCCGGCGTCGCCGCCGATGATCTGGAACGGCTGCGGGATGGCGAAACCAGAAATGATCGGATTGTTTTGCGCCGCCACCCTCGAGGAGTAGGGCCGGGCCTTGAAAGCGGCGTACGTGCCCGACGCCAGATAGGCCTGGTAGGCGGCGTTGAGGGTGTCGTAAACGGCGCCGACGTCGAACGATTGCGCGAACGTGACGCGCAGATGCCATTTGATGGCGCCCGGGTAGTCAGTCTCGGCGCAGAAGGACGTGATAGTGACCTGTTTCACCTCGGGCGCCACCTCGAGATGGGTGACCAGGCAGCGCAGGTTGACGCCGGTCAGCTCGAAATAGGCGTCGTTGAGGATGAGCGGCTGCGCGCTGACCGGGTTGGGGTCGCCCGCCGCGGTGAGCTCGATATGGGCGCCTCCGTTGCCCGGCGGCGCTATGTCGTCGACAAGAGACATGATTTCCTCCTTACATGCGGATCGTGAAAATGACGTCAGCGGCCGACAGGTCGGCGCCGGCGATGTTCATGTGGCGCCAATTGCGCTCCGCGGTGGCCACGCAGATCTGCACGGCCCCGCCGAGCGTGGCGTTACCGGGCGGGACCGACGAGCGGATGATCGACAGCAGCTCGGTCACCCGGGCGTCGTCGCCCAGGCCGGCCACCGCGGAGACGGGCAGCTCGGCCGTGTCGATACCGATGATCGCGTCGGAGTAGCGCACCTCGGTTATCCGCCCGATGACGATGGCCGAGGCGTTAAGCGTCGCCGGCGGCGTATCGAAAACGCTGGCCGTATCGGCGAGCGCGGTTAGGTTCGCCTCGATAGCGGCCGCCAGGGCCTGCGTGGCAGACGTGCGATCCCAGCTCACCCGAAAACCATCGGCGCGTGCTGCGAATAGAGGGCGTCGATATCGGCGTCGCTGCGCCCGACGCGCACCACGCCCATATCTCCGAACCCGAGCGTGCCGTCGAGCGAGTCGCGGCGCCGGTACAGACGCGCCGCGTGCAAAAGGCAGGCCTGGTGCGCCGAGTCGGGCAGATCGGTTGTGTCGGTCGGGTAGACCGGCGTCGTGGTCGTCGAGCCGTCCGGGTTGGTAACGGTGACCGTACCGAAACGGGCCATGCCGTAATCGATGGCGGCGGCCAGCGCTGTCTGTATGACGCCGTCCTCGGTGGCGTCAGGTTGCATCCGCAGAAGCGTCCGCACCTCTTTCAGCGCCGGCCAGGCCGCCATCGGTCGTCTACTTCCGCGACCGCGTCTCGGTCGTCGGCTCGGTGGCCTCGGCCGTCTCGGCGTCCATCTCGAGCGCGGTGGGCAGCGTGCCGGCCACCGTGGCAGGCACAAACGCGCTGCCGGCCAGGGTGCCCCAGGCCACATAGCCGCCATAGGCGACCTGCACGCCCAGCAGCGACGGTTCGACCACCGAGAGGAGGCCTATCACCTCCTCGTAAACCTCATACAGGTTCGAGGGCCCGACGATCAGGGTGCCCGGAGCGAACGTCGGCACGACGATGCGGGGCAGGCCGAACAGGTCGCCGGCGAACATCCCGAGCTGCGATGTGCCCGGCGCGCCCATCTCGCGGGTCACATCGACGGGCAGCACGACGCGCTGCGTATCGACCAGGGCGCCCAGGGCGGCCCACACGTCGAGACTGCACCAGATCCGATCCGGCATGCGCTGGCCGTTCTGGTAGGAGTGCATGGCCATCGTGTAAAGACCGGTCGCCCATTGCTGCAGCGTGATCGCCGTCGCGGCAGTGCCGATGGTGACCGGAGTGGCCGAGGCGGCCGCCTTGAACGCGGCGGCGACCGCCGTCTCGGTCTGTATCGCGTACTCGTCGGCCAGATCCCGAATGATGATGTCCCAGGCCGCCGGCGACGTCCAATCGATCGACTGGCGCGAAATGTCGACGGTGCCCCCATAGGTCTGCTTGGTGAACGGGATCTGGTTTATCACCATCGAGCGCGAGGGCAGCTGCGTCTTTTCTGCCGTCTGTAAACCGACCTGGGTATGTGTCGCCACCTTCGGGCGGGTGAACGTCGTGCCCGGAATGTTGGCCAGGGCCCGGGCGCCGCCCAGGCTGGTGATGAGCGGCCGGTTCGAGTCGAGCAGCGAGACGACCTGGCCCACGATCGGCTGCGGCAGGATGCCGGGCAGGTTGGCGGTCGTCTGGTCGGCCACGGCCCTGG